AAGGGTGCTGATAGACCAGAGACTATGCGTGGTGTTAGTTTGAAGTACTTAGTGATGGATGAGTACGCAGACATGAAACCACAGGTGTTCGAACAAATCCTTAGACCTGCTTTAGCGGATCAGAAGGGTAGAGCTATGTTCATTGGAACACCAATGGGTAGAAATCACTTCTATGAGTTGTACAAGTTAGGTGCTACCAATAAGGATAAAGATTACAAGTCATGGCACTTCACTAGCTTTGATAATCCGTTGTTAGATCCAGCAGAGATTGAAGCTGCTAGAGGTTCGATGTCTAGCTTTGCCTTTAGACAAGAGTTTATGGCTTCGTTTGAAGCATCACAGTCTGAGATATTTAAGGAAGAGTGGATTAAAGTAACTGACGAGGAACCAGATGAAGGTAGCTACTTTATGGCGGTGGACTTGTGTGGCTTTAGCGATTCTTCGCAGACGAATAAGACGAAGAATACGAAGCTGGATGAAACAGCGATAGCCATTGTTAAGGTTAACACACGAGGTTGGTGGGTTGCTGACATTCTACACGGTAGGTGGGATGTCCGAGAAACAGCAGTAAGGATTCTCAAAGCAGCTAAAGATTATCGTGTTACGTGTGTTGGTATAGAGAAAGGTGCGCTGAAGAATGCAGTGATGCCTTATATGCACGATCTAATGCGTAGGAATGGTTTTTATCCTCGTATTGAAGAACTAACGCATGGTAATAAGAAGAAAACAGATAGGATTGTTTGGTCACTACAGGGTCGCTTTGAGCATGGAAGAATTGTTTTAAACGAAGGTGATTGGAATAATCTGTTCATTGATCAGCTTATGCAATTCCCTGACAGTAAAACTCATGATGATTTGATTGATGCGTTAAGCTACATTGATCAGATACAAACTGCAAACTGGAATCAGAATTTAGATGAAGAAGAGTTTGAAGTCTTAGACCACGTAGCAGGCTATTAGGATAACCAAACATGAAATTTGAATCAGAAATCACCCCTCAGAATGCTCTTGTAGCATTTGTGATGGATAGGTGCAATGATTGGAGAAATTATAGGGATGAGAATTTCCTTCCTAGATGGGAGGAATATGAGCGTCTTTGGCGAGGAATCTGGGCTGATGAAGATAAAACCAGACAGTCAGAGCGTTCAAAGATTATTTCTCCAGCACTGCAACAAGCTGTAGATAACAAACAAGCTGATCTTGAAGAAGCAGTGTTCGCTAAAGGACAGTTTTTTGATATCAATGATGACATAGCAGACCAAAACAAACAAGATATTGAGTTACTTCGTACTAGATTGTCCGAAGACTTTAAAAAGGACAAGATCAGAAAGGCTATTGGCAATGCAATGACCTTGGCTGAGATCTACGGTACAGGTATCGGTGAACTGATTGTTAAGCAAAAGAAAGAATTAGCACCAGCAACACAGCCTTCAGCGAATCCTGGGTTGTCTATGATTGGTGTACAGGCTAATAATCGTATCGCTGTACAGCTAAAACCTATCAATCCTAAGAACTTCCTCATTGACCCTAACGCAACAACCATTGAAGATGCAATGGGATGTGCTATTGAAGAGTATGTAGGTCGTCATGTTGTTGTTCGTGGTATGGAAGACGGTGTTTACAAAGCAGTTGCCTTAGGCGATGCTGCTGTAGATACGGATTTAGAGCCTGATCAGGACTTAACTTACTACCAGAATGATAAAATTTTACTCTTAAGGTACTACGGTCTTGTACCACGTAAGCTTTTAGACAATCCTGATGACATGGAGTACGAGAATGATGAACTGTACTCCGATATGGTGGAAGCTTTAGTGGTTATTGCTAACGGAGAGGCTCTTCTAAAGGCTGAAGAGAACCCGTTTATGATGCAAGATCGTCCTATTGTGGTTTATCAGGCAGACACTATCCCTGGTAGATTCTGGGGAAGAGGTACAGCAGAGAAAGCATACAACATGCAAAAGGCTGTAGATGCTCAAATTAGGAGTCATGTAGACTCTTTAGGGCTTACAACAGCTCCTATGATGGCTGTAGACGCTACAAGGCTTCCTAGAGGTGCTAAATTTGAGATTAGACCAGGAAAAACTATCTTAACGAATGGTAATCCTAATGAAATCTTAGCTCCTTTTAAGTTTGGTAACACAGATCCAGCTAATTTACAGTCTGCACAGGTTTTTGAGAGGATGATGTTGCAGGCTACAGGTACATTAGACACTGCAAACCTCCCTGCACAGGTCTCTGGCGGTGAAGCAGCCACTGCTGGCCTTGCTATGGCAGTGTCCGGACTGATTAAAAAGAACAAAAGATCGTTGGTTAACTTCCAAGAAGACTTCTTGATTCCTTTTGTAGAGAAAGCAGCATGGAGATACATGCAGTTTAGTCCTGATCGCTATCCAGTACAAGACTTTGACTTTGTTGCTACAGGTACAATGGGTATGATAGCAAGAGAGTTCGAACAAGCACAGATACTTGCGCTGTTGTCTACACTTGGTCCGAACAGTCCTATCGTTCCTCTGTTGCTACAGGGTGTTATTGAGACAAGTTCACTACCTAACAAAGAAACATTGTTAGCTCAGTTGGCTCAACTTGCTCAACCAGACCCACAACAGCAGCAGATACAACAGCAAGCAGCACAGTTGCAACTAGCAGATGCTGAAGCTAGTGTCCGAGAGAAACAAGCTAAAGCTGCTAAGGATGCTGCTGAGGCTCAGAAGACAGCAATAGAGGCACAGTTGCTTCCTGAAGAGACTCGTGCTAAAATAATGGCAGCAGTGTCTAAGAACTTACCAAACCAAGACGATGCTGCTAAAACTGAGTTTGATCGTAGAGTCAAGATAGCAGAGTTAATGCTCAAAGAAGCTGACTTAGCGAACAACACCAAGATTGTAGAAATGCAGATGAGTAAAGCTGGTGTACTCCCTGGTGATGAAGATATGCTCAACGAACTACTTGATAAGTTGACCGACAATGGCTAAAGAACTTATTGATGCAGTAATGCAGGCTTCTTCACGAGATAAGAAACTCTTGTTGAAAGAGTTAATTGCTGGTCTTCGTGAAGAGAAACAGAAACATGATTTGGAGGTGAACAAGACTAAATCCGCTTACATCGTTGATGCCTTTAAACAGATTGAAGATAGACTTACCGCTAAGTACAATGAGATCAAAGATCTTTCTACAAAGAAAGGTGATCCTGGTAAAGATGGTAAGGACGGTGTAAACGGTAAGGATGGCCGTGACGGTACAAACGGTATTGATGGTCGTCCAGGTAAAGATGGTATTGATGGTAAAGACGGTAGAGATGGTGCTGATGGTGTAAGTGTTACCAATGTATTCATTGACTTTGATGATCAGTTAGTTGTTGAACTATCTAACGGACAACAAATCAATGCTGGTTACGTAACACGTATTGCTAGTGATGCTGTTGTTCAGATGTTCAAACAAGGACAGATGAGCATCACAGAACTACTACCAGATCAGACAGGACATGCTGGAGAAGTTCTCTCCACAGATGGTGATGGTAACCTATCTTGGATTGCTGGTGGCGGTGGAGGAGGCGGTGGAGGCACTACAACCTACTCAGTGACCTTTAACAGCAGTGGTTCTGGCGCAACCTCACCTGTATCCTTTAATGGCTCTGTAGCCCGTACAATCAGCTACAACACTATTGGTGCTCCTAGCATTACAGGTACGAATGCTACTGGTACTTGGAATATTGATATTCTAGGTAATGCTGGTACTGTCACTAACGGTGTATATACAACTGGTAGCTACAGTAATCCTTCATGGATCACAGCATTAGCTTGGTCTAAGATTACATCAACACCAACAACCTTATCAGGTTATGGTATCACTGATGGTGTAAGCACTGGTGGTAGTTATAGTAACCCTTCGTGGCTTACATCATTAGCTGGATCAAAGATCACTGGTAACATCAGTGGTAATGCAGGCACTGCAACAGCAATTGCTGGTGGTGCTGCTAATAAGATTGTTTACCAACTTGGTGCTGACACTACAGGCTTTATTGATGCTCCTACCACATCAAATACCTACCTTAAGTGGAATGGATCAGCATTTGGTTGGGATACTGTCACTGCTGGCGGTGGCGGTACAACAACCAATGCAGTTACTTTCAACAATAGTGGTAGTGGTGCTGCATCAGGAACTACCTTTGATGGGTCCATAGCACGAACAATTAGCTACAACACCTTAGGTGCTGCTAACTCAGGTGCTAATACAAACATCACTAGTTTAGATAGCATCACTGGTGGTATTAGCTCACCAGACTTCATACAGTTTGACACAGCAGCTACGGTTACTGGTGCTGTAGGTAAGGTATGGTATGACAGCGGTGATGGTTCTCTTGTTACACGGCTAAAAGGTAACAATGTTGATCTACAAGTAGGTCAAGAGAATGTTGTCTTAGTATATAATGGTACAGGCTCTACGATTACAAAAGGTAAGGTAGTTGCTGTATCAGGTGCTCAAGGACAAAGACCCAGTGTAGTACTTGCTGATGCAGATACTGAAGCCTTGTCCGCACCTACACTAGGTGTTACAGCAGAAGACATTGCTAACGGTGCAGAAGGCTTTGTAGCCACCTTTGGTGTGATTAGAGGTATTGATACCAGTGCATTCACTGCTGGTGACGATGTGTACTTATCACAGACTGCTGGTGGGTTTACAGCAACAAGACCATCAGCACCAGCACATACGGTATTTCTAGGTTGGGTTGTTAAGGTTAACGCCTCTTCAGGTGAGTTGTTCCTGAATATTAACAACGGTTGGGAACTGGATGAGCTACACAATGTTAAGATTACTTCTGTTGCCAATAATGATATACTTCAGTATGATTCAGCAAACCAATACTGGAAGAACATTGCACCAGCGTCAGTTACAGGAACCTGGGGTATTGACATCACAGGTAATGCTGGTACAGTAACGAATGGTGTATATACAACTGGTAGCTACTCTAACCCATCGTGGATTACCTCATTAGCTTGGAGTAAAATAAGCAGTACACCTACAACGCTAAGTGGTTACGGTATCACTGACGGTGTATCTACAGGTAGTACCTATTCAAACCCAACATGGCTTACAGCCTTAGCTGGATCAAAGATAACAGGTGATATCAGCGGTAACGCAGGTAATGTCACTGGTACAGTAGCAGTTGCTAATGGCGGTACTGGTGTTTCAAGCATAACAGGTATCGTAAAAGGTAATGGTTCTACAGCATTCACTGCTGCTGTATCCGGTACTGACTATGCACCAGCAACTAGTGGTACATCTATCCTGTACGGTAATGGCTCTGGTGGCTTTAGCAACGTTACGATAGGCACTGGGTTAAGTTTCTCTGCTGGTACGTTATCTGCCACAGGTGGTGGCGGTGGTGGAGGATCATCAACGATCTTAGAGAATGATCAAACAATTTCTTCAAACTATACAGTCACTGCCGCTAAGAATGGTATTAGCGTTGGACCTGTTACAATCAACACCGGAATCGCTGTCACTGTAGGTACTGGACAACGATGGTTAGTCATGGATTAAGGAGACATAATGTCTGCAATTAAAGTTCAAGGAAATGCTAGCGGTACTGGTACACATACACTACAGTCCGCTAATACTAACTCTAACCGTACTGCTACGTTGCCTGATGCGGATGGTACGCTCATTATGGCAGATGCTGCTAATACCTTTACAGGTACGCAGACTTTTGCTGGATCAAGTAGTGCCTTAGCAATGATCTTAAATGACGTTGCTGAGACAACAACAATATCAGCAACAGCAGCCACAGGTACGATTAACTATGATGTAACAACACAATCAGTGCTGTACTACACCAGCAATGCCTCTGCTAACTGGACTGTAAACTTCAGAGCATCTGCTGGTACATCATTGAATACTGCGATGTCTACAGGACAAACACTTACTGTTGTCTTCTTAGTTACTCAAGGATCTACAGCTTATTACAACAGTGCTGTGCAGGTTGATGGTTCATCAGTAACACCGAAATGGCAGCAAGGTACAGCTCCGTCTGCAGGTAACGCATCCAGTATTGATGCTTATGTATACAGTATTGTAAAGACAGGAAACGCAGCCTTTACTATCTTTGCATCACAAACTAAGTTCGCTTAATACCATGCCTATCTTAACTACATTAGGTGCTGCTTGTGCTAGAGCCTGGGGTTTTACCTCAGGTTTACTAAAAGACCCTTACTTTAACTTAACAACCTTGCTCCTCCCAGGCAACGGCACTAACGGCGCACAGAACAATACGTTCTTAGACTCTGGAACCGCTAACAGTGGTTCAGGATTCACCATCACCCGCAACGGCGACACAACACAGGGGACGTTCTCGCCCTTTAGCCAGACGGGGTGGGGGAATTATTTTAATGGTTCTAGTTATTTGCAGGTAGCAAGTAACGCAGCGTTTGCTTTGGGTACAGGCGATTTCTCAATAGAATTTTGGTTTTATCCAACGGTAGCGGCAACCCAAAGAAATATAAGTTTTCCAACTGCTAATGCTCCAATCCTTAACATGACTTCATCAAGGACATTAGAATTCGGAAATTATGGGATTAGCACTATTGCAACAACATCAAACACACTTACCCTTAACGCATGGAATTTTTGTGCGGCCAGTAGGGTATCTGGAACCCTAAGGCTTTTTATCAATGGAGTTCAAGGAGCTTCTGTATCTGACTCAACAAATTTTGTGCAAAGTCTTGTAAATATAGGTACGGACACAGGGGGTATTTTTGCAACAGGATACATGGCAGATGTTCGTATCGTAAAAGGGTCTGGATTTACAACATCAACAGTCCCAACGGCGCCGCTAACAGCAATCTCAGGAACTTCACTACTAACCTGTCAATCTAACCGTTTCCGTGATGCCAGCGGTAATGGTTTTACGATTACCACTTCAGGCTCACCCTCCGTAACCCCCTTCTCCCCCTTCGCACCAACGTCCTCCTACAGTGCTGCCGCAGTGGGTGGTAGCGGGTACTTTGATGGGAGTGGGGATTATTTGCAGTCGTCAGCAAATACTGCGTTTGATCCTGGGTCTGGTGACTGGTCGTGTGAGTGCTGGTTCTTTCCAACGTTTTCAAGTGGGACTGATAAAGTTGTTTTAGGAAATGCCGCATCCGGTTCCGGCTTTGACTTTTTGATGGCATCTACATCTGTGTTTGCTTTTAGATACTATGACCCAACGTACAGAGATTCAGGCTCGCTTGCTGCTGTTACAAACGCTTGGACTCATGTTGCCGTTTGCAAAACATCAACAAGGCTGTCTGTTTTCCTAAATGGCAATAGAGTTTTTACAACAACTTCTTTTGTGACAATAACGGCATCAACAAATCCATTTAGGGTTGGAGCCAGTAATATTAACAATCCGTTTGAGGGGTACATATCAAACGTAAGGATTGTAAAAGGAAGTACGCCGTACGACCCTGCGCAAACGACCATCACCATTCCAACAGCGCCGGTAACTGCGATAACAAATACTCAATATCTCCTCAACTTCACCAACGCTGGTGTCGTCGATGCCACTGCGAAGAACGTGCTGGAGACCGAGGGCAATGCACAGATCAGCACTGCACAGAGCAAGTCAGGGGGCGCATCAATTTACTTACCGCAAAGCGGAACAAACGACTTTTGCGTTTCACCCGATAGTGCTCGGTGGCAACTCATTGGCGACTTCACGATGGAGGCTTGGATTTACCCAACCTCGCTTGCAGGCACCAATGGAAACGTCATTTGCTCTCAATGGCCTGGAGGGGTAGCGACGAATCAGGCTTTTCAGTTTCTTGTTAACAGCACAGGAAAGGTGAGTTTTGTTTACGGTAGCGGTTCGACCAACGCAGCCGTAACCGGTACGAGTCAATCAGCAACTACGAATACGTGGAATCATGTTGCTGTTACCAGATCGGGAAGCACGGTTCGGTTCTTTGTGAACGGCAATCTGGATACAACAACGGGCAGCGTTAGCGGCGCATTAAACGATTCAACGGGGTCATTGGTGGTTGGTCGGATTAACGCTTCCGATTCAGGTTATTTCACCGGATATATTGACGACCTTCGCATCACGAATGGATTTGCCCGTTATACAGCGGCGTTTACACCTCAGTCACCCTTCCCAGTTCAGTGAGGTAACACATGCTCTACAGCAAACTAGGATCAATACCAAAGCCTGAGACAGATGGCACTGAAGGCTGGATCGAAGTCCCTGATGCACCAGAATGTCCAGAGGGCAAAGAAGTGGTGTGGTGGGGTAGTGAGTGGGTCATCCGTGATCCAAAGCCACAAGACAGAGCAGGCTACCAATGGAACTGGAATCACGGCAATAAAGCGTGGGTGGAGTGTACTTATCCGGTGACTGCTACGGAAGAAATCATTGTTGAAGTTGTCACCGCTGACAGCATTGCTGCAGACTCTATAGGTGCTGATTCTGTCTAAGGAAATCAGCAATCCTTTGATGTTCTTCAGCAGTACCATCGTTCTTAATACGATTAGCTCTCCATGACATGATCATGACATTGCCTTTGATGTAGCCTTTAGTTGTATCTAAACGATCAAAGCTAACAGAGTTCTCTTGTCTTTCTGAA